AGCACCCGTTGCTACCTCTTTCTGCGCTCTTACATTGTCAGGTGTTATCGGCGAACCCGTTCCACCCTCTATGACGAAAATACCACCTAATGTTCCAGCTGCCAAAACTCTTGACGAACTTAACCATCTTATTACATTCACCTGTTCAGAACCAAGCGTGAATTGCAACGCATCGTCATCACTTGCACCCGTTGTCATTATTTCATAATCGCCTATCTTTGTAGCCCATAAAGTCTGTGGGTCATCATTTGTTCCTGCAAACCACAAGCGTCTTTGATATATAGTAACTGCTCTTGGATAAGCATCAGCTGCAGTAAACGGATCACTTGCCGGAGCATAGTTGTTTAATGTCCAGCTTGTATGTCCTGTTCGTGATAGCTTTCTCGGTTTATAACTCGGATGACACAACCACATAACATCTGCATCTTGTGCAAATTGTATATCGTCTAAATCGTCTGCATCATAAGGGCTTGTTATTTCATATGCTGAAGCTCCGTCTAATATCCGACCTGCTCCCTTATAATAAAATCTTATATATTCATGACCGAATTCTAATACATAGCCCTGTTCGGTTGAAAACTGAAAAGGAATAAGTCGTATAGATGTTGTTGAATCTTTTACCGGTTTAATAGCTTTAAAACCCGGTCTTCTTATTAAACCGCCTTGCGGTAATACCACAAAGTTTTCTATGTGTTTAGCGCCCTTATAATAACCATCAAAGTCTACACGACCATACAATAAAGGGGATAGCTCACCACGTGTAAAATTTGTTATTATATGGTTCATCTTGCCTCCAGCCACGAACTACGTTCCATTTTGCGAGGTGTCCCTTCTTGTGAGTTAGTACTCTTCGCTTGTGAAAGCTTTAGCTGATACTCTTCAAACTTATTGTTAGCTAACCCTGCATCACCTGTCAAAGGAAATGCTATCTCTGCAGCTAATCTTGCAGTAAACGCCTGAATAAAATAACTTGAATACTTTGTCGGGTCTACTTCTCTGGAAATATATCTGACATTGATCGAATCTTCGTTTGTAAGCAGCTTGTTATCTTCTTGTTCCCAATCTGTGTATTCTTGGTCCTGAACACTAATAACACGTAAACAGGAAGTCGGTAATGCATAGGCATAATCATATCCATAAGTTGGAGTCTCGCTTAACTGTGAAAGGCTTGCCCTGTGTATAGCAAAGTTCCACGGGTATGCAGCTAAGACCTCATCTAAAATTCTATCGTAAACATCATTTAAAACACGTGCTGGATCTGTTTCATCCTCAAGCGAAGTTATGCGTTTCGCACCTAACATTCGTAAAGTTATGTTACATATATTTACCTTAGTCTGTGGAGACCATCCATAATCAATATAACCGCCAGCAACAGAAACAAGAACTCTGCAAATTGTCGTGGCGTCATATTCATAAGCAAGTATACAGTCCAAGTCATCATCATATTCTCCTCTTGATAAATATGGTAAATCTGTATCCTCTATTTTTACCATATAACTATCATCTTCCGGTGGCGTAAAAGACTCTGACCAGAAATAATTGCCTTCCCAACTCATTGTGCCACTCGATTCGGCAACTACAAACTCACTTTCATCAAAATCCCAATACTTGTTATCAGATTCACGTTGTATAGATATAGTTACATTGTCACCATCAGCACTCCCGAAAATAGGTTGTAAAATAGTAAACTCTGTATCCGTCTTTATATATCTCATTTCATCTCCCAGCTTTCGGCGTCTTGTCCGCCTCTCGGACCATAACAACACTCAACCTCTTCATAGCCTAACTCCTTGTATGCAAAATATCGTTTAAACCCGTCTGTCCTCTGATAAGTTCCGTCACCTTTCGGGCTTACCATTATCGGTAATATCTCTTTCCCGGCCCTTATAAGCTCTTTGACCATTTCTATACCGTCTCTGTGATATTTGTCCTTATTCTCGAAACCGACTGGATGTGTGCTGTTATAGGGGTTTATTTTATCAAGTGGTATTTTCATCGTTATATCTTTTTGAGAGTATCAACAAATTTGTTGTATTCTTCTTTTGTCATATGTAATCTTACATCACGATAATGAACATGAACCGAACCGTCCATTTCCTCTTCTACCCTTAACCTATTTGTCCAATAATCAGATTCGATCGGCATACTTGTCTTTGTCCGCATAGATATAGTCTTGTTATCAGGACTTTCAGTATAATCTTTGCGAAATTCCATCGACTTCTTCTGCATCATACCAACTACTCTACAAAACTCATCAAACTCTTTTTCACTAAACTCTAACCGTATATTACGATAATGTATGTGTATGTTTTCGCAAACATCAGCCCATATACGACTATAATAATGTTGCCTTTTTGGTAACTTGCTCTCGCCTGCTACATTCTTTACATTACCCATTTTCCCCCTTATTAACACTTATGACACCGTTTGTTCCCTTCTCGTGTCTCAAGATAAACTTTTGTATATCTTTATAAAGATGATTGTCAAGCTCAACTTCACTATACTCATTAGCTTCTATCTCATGGAAACCTACCGGCGTACAAGACCAATTCTCAAAAACAGTAAATCTTCTCTTCTCATGACCGATTATATATGTCGGCGTCCCTTGCAATAAAGATATCTTTGGAGGTGCTGATGTGCCTCCAATAACACAATTAGCGCTTGAAAGAACATTTATCATCTCCTGAATATTTGTCTTTCCCACATAATTATCATAGTTAGGGTTTAATGTATCTATGTCATACGCCCCGTCTTTTGAGCCGATACTGACTACTTTGTGTTCTTCTGATAACCTTCTGATAAGATCACGATAAAACTTCTCTGATAAATTTCTTTTGGCAAACTTTCCCTTACGTCTTCTTGGCAACACCACTATATAATCATCTTTTATTATACGTGTTACACTATATGGCAATACCACAAGCATCTGCAATATACGCCAATCAGGCTTATATTCTAAGTGTGGAGCTAAGTCTCTATACTGCTTTCGAATATCTGACTCAGATAATCCTACTCGACCAAAACCATCAGGCTCTTTGTCCCAATGCTCAAAACCTACGATAGGCTCTGTATCACAGTTGAACATAGCGGGTCTATTTGTTATTACATGACACTTTGCTTGTCTGAACATTAACCAATTAACATGAGCCGACAAGTACATAGCCCAACCTAACTCGCCTATATCTAAAAACTTGTACATATTCCCCCTATCGCTATTTCATCTTCGCTGCTGATTTCTTCAATAGTTCTACTTTTTCCTCGGTTGTATGAGTGTAAATATGATAGAAACATCCTGCACCCGGTATCAGTTCTTCTATCAAGTCTTGCAACTTAGCTACCTTTAAGCCAAATCTGGCTATGTTTCTCGACTGATTAAATCCATCTATCAGGTGCGACCGTTTGACTTTGTGAGTACCATTGTTTTTTCTCTTGTCAGGATCCGTCTCTTGTGCGGTAGGAAAAACATACTCTACCATCTCTTCGAAACTCTCTTCCATCGGACGCCAGACATCTAAACACCAATTACTTGCAAAGGTTACCCAACTGCCTGTCCCTATGTTCCTGCCATCTCTCTTGAAATACTTGTCGTATCTGAACCTAATATTAGCAAAATCAAGCTTATTATAAGCTATCGTATCCTTGCTTAAAAAGTTTGTGAAGTCAGGTGTATCAGGATGTACCAAAGCATCTGCGTCAAAAAAGATGTTCCACTCATATGGCTCACCAAGTTTATGTAACTGCATCTTTTCGTAAGATACTGGAAAGTCTGGAAACTTGCGTTCAGTTATTTCTTTGAATTCTGCGCCACACTTTGCAGCATATCGCTTTAAATACGGATATGTTATATCACGTATCTCAGGTTCATAATCGTTTATGTTTAATGTCCATAACGCTTTAGCCATAATTTCCCCCATTGTTAGATGTGTGGAGGTGTCTCCCGAATGACACCCCCCTCACACCGTTTGTTTGCTTTTTACTCAGATGTATACACAGTAATAAGCTCGATGTTTGCGTTAGCTGCCGCATTAGCACCACCGGAAGTATACCTGACGTTAACATTTGCATCTTCCGTCATAGTAGTCCCGCTTGCACTAACGATAAACTTATCTGCAATCGCTGACGTTGCATCTTCATTCGCCAGCCATTCGTTAGCGTTAGCGCCATAACCAACATGAAGCCTCTGTGTGTCCGACCCAAGATCATCAGAACTTAAAATTGCAAACAGAAAAGTAGCACCTTCCGGTATCCTTCCCATTTTGATGATATCTCCGTCAGTCAAGTTGTCATCGCCTTGTTCGGCTGCCTGCCAACTATCAACACAGACTCGCAATTTTCCGTCCCAAAGACCTCTGCCAAGAATTGACTCCGTTGCAGGAGTGAATTTCTCAGCTTTTGTAAAATTATCTCCTCTCAGAGTAGCCATTATTCACCTCCTGTTTAAGCGCCAAGTGCCTTGGCTTCGTTTGCTTGGATTTTTATAACCTTTTCATCTTGTGTACGTGTCGCTCCTATCATAGAAGACGCATAAGTGTAAAAGCTATAATGTTTGACCGGATCTTCATCCACTTTAGCAGTTATGTCCTTGCCTACTGCAAGACCCAACCCGCTCTTTGACCATGCAAGACAATCTCTTACATTGTTGCTTACTGGTAAACGAGTTGTGACCATAAAGTTAAAGCCTAAAGCATTAACCATTTTACCCGGCACAAGTGCCTTCAAGGTCATATAGTCTGCGCTTGTAAGCTTATCTGTCAAAAGCAATTCTGACAGAACTTTTGGACTTACTGCAAGATATTTCTCTTCGTTCTCATCTACATCTGCATCGTTAAACAACTCAAGAGCTGCTATGATTTTTTCCAACGTGATTACGTTAGTTCCATCTGCAGCTATCTCTTGCGTTTGAGGAAAGCTTGATGTAGAAGTTCCTTTTTGTCCTGTATACTTTGTCCCGAATGCAGCCGAAATTATCACATCATCAATCTTACGCCTCAATGATGCAAGCGTATTCTTGACATATGTGCTTTTCGGGTCTGCTATAACTTTGATCTCGTCATCGGGATCAAGCATAAGCTTCTTGTAGTAATAATGTAAGTACGCTGTAGCTCTGTTGTGACCCGGGTCGTCAATGACAGCGTCAGAATGCCTGACGGTCTTCTCACGAGCATCAACCGAGTCTATCCAGCCAAACGCCTTACTCTCACCACGTACGCCAGACTTAACGGTAACTTTCTCCCGCATTTTAGATACCATCTGCTGTACTCCAGCCACGATGTTATCCTCATACTGTCTGCCGTAAAGTGTATCAATCGACATTTGTATCTCCTTTGTTTTCTTTCTGTCGTGTCTACACAACACAACCTATCTACTTTAGGGTTACCTCAAAAGAGACCCGTGATGCTCATTTTTGACGTGTGAGCCACGTTGTGGGGGACACATAGGTCTTATCCCACCTTTTCAGAAAAGTCCTCTTAGAAGCTAACCTCACGCCTCTGAGGGCTATTCCTGTTGTGTGTCTTACATCGCAAGGGCTTGTTCAAGCTTGTCTCGCTTCAAAACACTAAGCTGCCAGTTCGGGATAGGCAAACTTATATAACTTATCTACTTTCTCTACCATACGTTCATGTTCAGGATGCGATTCGTTCCAAAAAGGACCATCAGACCCCTGTGACTGTATTTCTTTTATTTCTGCCTTTGCATCTTCAGGTGTCTTACTGAAACTCTGTTGCGTCTGACCACCTAAAGAATCTTCAGATAGCTGTTGTGATATGTTATAAAACATCTTCACAAAATCCGGGTCATTACCCCAGCCACTATCCTCTATCTTCTTACGCAAGGCTTCGTTGTCCCCACATAAAGATTTGTATGCTTTATGTGCTTGTCCTGCTCTCTCTTCAAAAGCTGCACCCCATTCCTTCTTTAAACCTTCAACGTTTTCCTCTTGTATCTGCTCTTTTCGGCTTTTTAAAGATTCCAACTGACCTGTTGTTATATCAGCATACTTATCAACTAAGCCTGACAGTTGCTTGTTGTTTAATCCTAATCCGTGAGCTACCTCTTTTACTTCGTTCAGAGCCTCTTCATCAAGAGAAAGTTGCTCCAACTTCTCTTTGGCTTCTCCCAAATCATACTTGTCAGAACTCTCCGGTCTGCCTAACCTGCTCCAAACATCATCCCATAACTCTGAATCCGCATCCTCCGGTAAAGCTATCTTTTCTTTACCGACCAACTTCTCAAGCTCAGAATAACTTTTTGCCAAGTCTACAGGTTCCTTATCTTTGAATTTCTCAAATGAAGGATTATCTGCCAACTCGCCTAACCAATGTTCCTGCTCCTGCGTTTCCTGCTGAGTTTCCTGCGTTTCATTCTGCTGGTCTTGATTTTCAACATTCTGCTGGTCAAGATTATCAGCCATGTCTTACCTCCCCTTTGTTCTTTGCCTTCTTTAACTTGTCTATATCCATTCTGAGCATAGACTTAATGTGCAGAACAACTGCACGCTTACCCTCGTTGAATGCCATTCTATTCGGATTGTCGTTATAAGTAGTGTTGCGTATATGACAATACTTGCTTAAATCTTCAAGTATGTATTCGCCAGTCTCGTTCTCGAATAATTCTATATACTTCTTTTGCTTGTCTTCCATTTTCTCTAACTTCATTCATCACCCCCTTAACTTCTCTTCACTTTCCGCTGCGTTCTTTCCTATCCGGCTCGCTTCCAATCCCTGCTCTAACATCATCTGACGCTGCTGTGCTTCTTTTCTCATCTGCTGTATCTCTTCTACCTCTTTATCCGATCTCAACAAATGCTGCAAATTATATACCGCTCCTATCTCTCTGACTACCTCTTCGCCATTTATTGTATCAATTACCTCAGGTATCGCTGCTGCCATCTGCGATACTATCATCATCATCTCATTGATACTGCCTACCTTAGCTGACTTCTGTGCCTGTGCTAATGGCGATATGAACTCAACCTGCGTTTCCTGACCCTGCAACTCAGCAGGTGGCTCCGGTATCTTTCCCGCTCTAAACAATATTGATAAAGTTCTCTCGATAACAGGTTTTAAAAGTTCTCTGGTTAATCTGCCTAACACCGGAGCAAGTATTATCATTCTCTCCGATACACGTTCCGCTACCTCTTTGGCGGTCATCTGTTTGTCTCTCAACGCTGCCAACATAAGAAATAAATCTGTGAATAATAAATCACGTATCTGCTTCCTGCGCTGATTCAACATATCGTCACCTATCGGAAGCTGATGTGGCAACTGTAATACGTCAAGATCGGACTGAACGGAAGCATTCTTGAAGTTTACTGCTCCCGGAGTAGTGTCAAAAGGTAACAAATATCCATCATCAGGTAACACTATCGGCGGATCTACTAACTTCTGTGCTGCTTTTAAGAGAGTCTTGCTCATCTCTTGACACATCCGCACCTCAGGTAATGCCAACATGCATGGCGAATATCCATAGGCATGACCAGTAGTCTTAGAATATCTCGGTATCATAAAAGGAAACTCTCTATAACCACCCTCTGACACCTGCTCGCTTGTCTTGTGATCTATCCAAACACTCGCAAAAGGCATATTAGAGGAATCTTTTTTCTTTGTGTCTCTCTCTTCTCGTGGCAACACTACATGCAAATACTCTATATCCTCTTCAGGCTTGTTCGCTTTTAATGCCTTTGAAGCTGTTTCACCCGGATTATCACCAAATCTCTGCTTCGCCTGTCGTGCTGTCATCTCTACCTTACGAAATACTGTGTCTACTTGCCCACTTGAATTCTCAAGTAAATATATCTCTGCTATAGGTCGAGCATAATACACTACATCCTCTTCGCCTGTACCCTCTTGAACATAAAAAGATGCAGTCCCAAAACTTACCAGATCTAAATAAGCCTCATGTATCTGTTCACTAAAGTTTGACTGGTTCAAAGTATCAAAAATTAGCTGCGATACCCTATTAAGCCACTTGTCCGTTTCAGCACCATATCCCTCGCCTACAGATAACATGAACCACCTGTCACTCGGGTTAGTCAAATAACCGTGTATACCACTTGCCATTATCTGTAATGCATGCATGCCTGTCGTGTCATACATGTTTGTATCAAACTGCTGCCCCGGCACTTGCTTCACTAACGTGGAATACCGCTCCGGCAAAAAATGCCTGCTTATATCTTGCCAATGGCTCTCTATGACCGCTCGGTCTGATGATATCTTCTTAAATCTCTTGCATAGTGTCTTTGTATCCATTACTACCTTCCATTTATCCGCCTAATATCGAGGTGAAAGGCCTACCACCCTCATCCCCGAAAAGTATCGTCTTCGGTCTCCGGCGCTTTGCTTTTATCATTCCTGATGAATCATCACCACCAGTCTTTTTTGGCGTCTTCTTCGGCGTCTTCTTCGGCTCTGGCCTCGGACTCGGTGTCTTTCCGCTCATTTATCCTCCCAATATCTGTTTCATTACTGTCTCCGGCTCTTCTAAATCCCCTGTTAATATTGTACTCGCTCGCCTACGCTTGCTCTCTAATTTTGCAGCTCTATCCTTCTTTGCCTTTTCAGCTGCCTCGTCTTGGGGAACTCTTAGCTCTGGCATAGGTGGTACACTCGGTCTGCCTGTCATATTCTACTCCCTGTTAATCTTCGCCTTATTAAATTTTTCCTCTTTACTCCATATGGATCATAATCTGTTACCTGACGCCTATGCCTCTGTATCTGCGGACTACCAAACATCCCCTTGCCATACTTCTTGTACATATATACCCCTATCACATACGCATCTGCCCAGTCTGGACTCCTCCCTATACGCTCCTTTACCTTCTGCTTTGGCTCTAACTTTATCTTCCCGTTACTGTTTAACTGCTCCGGAATATAATTTACCGCTGTTAACTGACGCCTTAACTCATAATCTTTTATATAACTTACTTCCGCCCCTCGTATCATACCCGCTGCTACATCCCACATCTCTGCCCTTACATTCTGATACCTGTCAGCCTCTATCGCCTTCTCTGCACTATTTACATATACTACATTAGCACCTAACTCCTTTATCCTGTCCGCTACCGGCTTTCCCATACCACAACTGTCTATACCTATCTGGTCTGCCTTGCTACGCCGATACTCTATCATTACCTTGCCAACTAACTTCATAGTATCTTTTATATTATATGTCTTGATGTCTCTTACTTCTGTCCCCTCAAACGTCATTAACACCGCCTCATCTCCACCCGCTGCAGGGTCTAACGACATATATATCCTCGGATTACGCTCTATCTTTACTATCCCTTTTAACTGGTCTATATCATCCGGCACTATTAACGTATACTCGTCTCCTGCCGAAAACTCACACTCGAACTCCTGTCGATATAATACATCCGGCATCTCTGACTTCGCCTGCTCTAACTCTTCCTCCGGCATTATCCTACTGTCAGATGCCTTTAATAAATACCTCGACCAATTCTCCCAATACTCCGCCTTGTTCCAATACTCAAACGCATGATTTACTCCCTTCGGCGTAAATGCGAATATCGCCCACCTGTTCGGATCCTGCGCTATTATCGGTCTTAATATCTCCTCCCATATCTCTGGCTTTACCTGTGCAAACTCATCTATGAACAACCCCTCATAATCTGTTCCCCTTATGCTGTCAGGATTGTCCGCCCCCCTGATTACCAATAAACTTCCCGTCTTGAACTTTATCAATAAATCTGTCTCGCTTCGCTTTGCTACTACCTCTTCCGGTAAATACCTCGATAACATGTTCGGGTCTGTCCATATTATACTCTTCGCCTGCCTATATGTCGGCGCTACATATCCATATACCTTGTTCTTGTTCTTGCATGCCTCTCGTATCAATAAGTTTATCCCTAATGTTGTCTTCCTCGCCCTCCTGTGCCAGTTCAATAACGCATACTTGTATGCCCCCGCATCAAAATCACCCAACACCTCCACCTGATACTCGTGCGGCGCAAATTCCTCTACCGGTATCGTTATCCCTCCCATTTATCTCTCCTGTGGTTTATAGATAGTATCTATATGTGTGATAGTATCTTTGACGGTCGTATCTATAAAATAGTATCTTTAGGACAGAGGGTAGAGTATTATTACTCTCACGGCTATCCCAAAATTCTGGCCCCCCGCCCCCCATCGTATAGTATCTT